ATGATCAATTTGGTAAACAAAATCTATATTCAATAAACATATTCAAAAACATATTCAAATCTGATTTACAACATAGGCTATCACAAATATGTAAAATATGGAATCTTCAAGTCGTAGATATAAATCAAAAACACGATAACAAACTATCACAGATATCAATTGGTAGTATAGAAATTTATAAAAATAGAGTATGATACAGAAAGATAAAGATTTAATTACAAAATTAATGGTTGGTAAAAATTGGGTACTTTACGGCGAAAAACAAGGTTTAGAACCTATGAGTTTAGATATAATAACCGCAATCGAAAATGGTAGAAGACCACACAAAAATACCATTATAACATTTGATAACTTATACGCTGATGAAAGAGCAGAATGGGATAAATTGTTTCTGCAGTTAATGTCAATAACATCAAATATAAAAAAAGTAGGTAAGCAACTCAATATAAAAAAGTTATCAGTCTATCAATTTACTTTAAATGTAAATAATAGGACTATTCTTTATGATTCTATAAATAATATTGCAACAGGTTATAAAGAAGACTGTATTGAAATCTTAAACAAGTTATTACATATATCATTAAGTTTGGCAGATTGGATAAATATCAAATACAAATATAATCTATACTATCTTTACGATGAATCAGATGCTATCAACCTTATTGATGATGACAATGAAGACTTATTTGATTCTGTAGATAAAATTATTTATCCGTGGATGACAACTAAATAATATAATTGCCATATAAATATTACTCTACTGATAGAGCCAAAAACAAAACATAATGATATGTTAAGAGAACAAACAATTAACACAGCCGCAAATATTATTTGGGCAACAATTTCAAACGGTTACATCGTAACTAAATCAGATCAATCAGATCCTAAAGCCAAATCACGTGTCAACAAATTAGGTAACACAGTTTATGAAAGATACTGGGCAAGTATCTTCGGTCAAATCACTTCAATCGTAGTTGAAGACAACAAGTTCGGTGAAACTGACATTCGAGTTGGTTTAGAAGATGATGACAATCAATCAGTACTAACTTTCAAGTTAGATTCATCTTATGGTAGATCTTTTTTATCACAAATTTTCAATGCAGACCTTACAAAGAAAATTGAGTTCAAACCTTGGACTAAAGTAAAAGAGGATGGCACCAAAGTAACAAGACTTTACCTTTCTTATGGTGTAAGAAACTCAAATGTTGAGTGGAAATTACCGCAAGGCACACCTGAGGTTAACTTCATCGAAGTTAAAGGTAAAAAAGTAGTTGATACAAGATCACAAATTGAACACATCACTTTCTTGACTGACAAACTTAATGAGTTTATTCAAGTTAAAGGTTTAACATACTTACCTGCTCAAGTTGATACACTTGGTGAGAATGTTGATACTACACCTTTGAGTGAAGCCGAAATAAAATCATTAAACCAACTAAAAAAAGCAACTTCACCTAAAACAAAAGTTGAATCTGCACCTATAAATGAAGTAAGTCAAGAAGACTTTTTCAATGACTTTAATTAATTCTGTTTTGATTTGATACATATAATTGGCAAATTGTATGAAAAAAGCCACCTTGAATTCATCGGGTGGCTTTTTTATTTACTTTCGGTTTGTGCGACTTAATCTAAATGCACAACTTAATTCACGAGATTCTAAGCCTACATTTCTTTCATAAGTATCGTTTGTCAAAGTAATAGGTATCAAAGCGCCATTACGAATCCAATAAACTTCATTTGATATAAACAACTCTTGAAGCCAGTTTGATTCATCATCATTCAGCGGATCTGATACAACCGTGAATTGATCAAAGTCATTTAATCTATAAGTAGATAAGCCTCTGTCTTGATTTGTTGAACCATAAACAATTTGTTTATCAAAATTACTTCTTTCTACGCGTTTAGACGAGTTATTTATGAACTTGAAGGTATAGTAGTCAATTCCACCATAAGAATTCAACCAGCACACTCTAAATGGCGTCCAATAAATATTCAAACAATTTATGTTATATCTAAAAGTTTGACTTACAGACTGAGTGCCATTTCTTAAAGTAATTTCATACCAATCAGCACTACCAGCAATATTTAGATTCTGTGTGCCTGAAGGTATATCAATTTTAACTGAAGCAGTTGCAATTGTAATTGATTTAGAGTAAGTAGCACCTAAGTTATCTACCACATACATCGAAGTTACGGCTTGAGTTAAGCCTTGTATAAAGCTTAAAGTTGCAGCCTCGTTTGGTTGTATTGAGATACCGCTTGGTGCCTTTGTTAAAAATGATGCGGTAGCTGATGTGGCCACAAAGCCACTATAATTATTTGTAGAATTATAATCTAAGTAATCAAAGTTGGCACCGGCTGCAAACTTTAAGCTTGTTGAATAAGTTGCTGTATCTGAAAACACAGTATAATTTGTTAAAACTATGAAACCTTCTGATGTTCCGATTGAACCTGTTGCAGGTATATTTGATGTAGCAGACGAAGAAAGGCTTAATCTATTGATATAACCATTTGAAGCAGTGGCATATGAATAAACATAAACTGTAGGTGAAGTAATTGAACCACCTACAAACCCTATCTCAGAAACTAAGGCTGGCGTTACAATACTTTTAAGAGTGTAATTATTAATTACTGAAGCCGTTGCAACTCTACCACCTGATGAAGAAGCCGTGATATACAATCCTTCAAAGTTTTCAGTAACACCGAGTTTGTATTGTCTTACAGTTTGAGACGCCGTAGCTGAAGTTATAAAACAATTGAAATCAGGCGTAACATAATCATCAATTATATTTTTTATGTTAAAAACATTTAGGTTTGAAGGATTTGTAGGTACTAAAACAGTATTATAAAGAACGTTTGATTCATTCAATATACTCATCTTCATATTGAAGCGTGGCGCAAATCTCAAATCAGATTGAAAAACAAACCAGTTGTCGTTACCTGATGAATGAACAGTTAAAGGTTGACTTAAAAGTGTAGTAGCCATACTGATATTGTAAATCTAAAGCGCAATGCTTCATTTATTAAATTCTTTTTGTCTTTGCTTGAAAGTTTTTTCTAACTCTTCTAAATAAGCATCACCCCATTGATTTTTCAAATCATCAGTAAATGTTTCTTGAATCATCTGAATTGTTTTTTCTAAGAAAAGCACAGGCGCAATGCCATCACGACCAATCTTACGAGCAATTAAAAAAGACATTTGGTTAAGTGACATAGGTCTACCTGATTTAGTCAAAAATTGAATTTTACGAGTTTTAATCCAATCGCCAATAGGATCTGAACCATATTTATCTAAAGCAAACTGGCCATAAGGCGGTCTTTTAGAGCCGGCTTTACGACCGTAATTAACATAAATCCAGTAATTTTCAGCAAGCAATGATAGTGAGTATTGATTCGAGCCTTTACCAAGTGATGTTATAGCGTAATCAATCGAATTATAAAGTAAGCCTGAAGCAATTTTATTTGATGAAGATAAAATCTTTTTGATTTCTAAAACCATTGCTGGTCCGAGTTTATCAAATAAATCGAAAAGTTTTTCTTGTTCAGCTGTCATAATATTTTACGTGATAGGTATATCGCAAGTACCTGTAATCTCTGTTGTTTGAACCACGATTTCACAAAAGCAGCCAGCAGCTTGTAGATTATATTTTTCCTCGAATGGAGTAATGACTGGATTATTAACAAGTTTGTACTCTTGTGAACGATACGAGAAAAGTCTACATACATCAATTAAAATAAGTTCAGTTTGATTCCAGATAGAAAGTACATTGTTTTCATCTTGTCTGACTAAATCATAACAATAAAGAACGAATCTACGTTGATCATTGCCAGCATTTCGTCCTAAAACTACTTGAGTATTTATATGTGAAACCCACAGTTGAGGTAATTTGACATCAAGTTGGTTTTGAGTTTCAATGCCGAATTCTTCACCATAGCCAAAAGATTTGATTTCTAAGTGATCTTCAGCAATCTCTTTGAACTCATTGTAAAATTTATTTATTGTCCAGATCTTAGTCATTTTGTCTTAGTTCCTCGTTTTCTTTTTTTAAATATTCCATTTCAACTTTTAGTCTCGCATTTTCTTCCATAACAGTAGTTAATTGTTTAGACTGCTCTTCAATTCTGCCTTCTAAAGTAGACACTCTCTGTATTAAGGTTTCTATAAACTGCTGATCAGCTTCTTTTTTATCTTTTTTAGGTAGTAAAAACGTTGAAAGTATCCACTGACCTAAGCCACCACCGATAAGTGATATAATTGCAATCCAAACTTCTGTCGTCATAATGAATTAATTTTATTTTTGTATGCTTCATGAGCTGATATCTCATCATCATAATAGCCAATGTGTCTTGATTTACCGTTTATTACAGCACTAGCACGCCATCTATTAATTTTTTTGTTGTAATGTACACCAGTATATTCTGATGTAGTTTTAGACTTATTTTTATCTTTAGATGTGTTGATTCTATAAGTTGTTATTTGTAAATTTTTCAACCTGTTGTCGGTTTTTATGTTATTTATATGGTCTATTACCAATCCTGTTCGATTGATATTTATAAAGTTATCTACTACTATTTGATGCACATACATATACTCTCTCCTTTGCTGTGTATTTAGTATCACGACTTCATAACCAACACCATTTACAACTTTTTTTAACATTCTTCCTTTATAAGTTCTCTTGTGGTTATTATAACCAACAGTAATTTCTCTATCTAAACTTCTGATATTACCGAGGTTACTTACTTGATATAGTCCTTCAAAACCCTTTATGTCAATCCAATTCTCCATATAAATTATAATTTAATATCGCTTATAGTTGATGACCTTCAAGATTAGATCCGCATCTGAACCAAGAGGAATGCCATATGGGTAGCCTTTATAGCCTATAAAGCCACCAAAATCATAAGGATTTTCATAAGTTTTATCATTCAAAACGTTTGGATCGTTGTATTGAGGATAAAGATATGAGTAATTACACATCCATTCTTCTACACGAGCCATATAATAGTTAGACATTTGTAAAAATTCCTGTCTTAAATCAAGCATATCTTGTCTTGATATAGTTTGAATAAAGGTGTCTTGCCCTTTTACTAAACCTTTGTTACGAATTTTAGTTTGTAGAAAAGGTAAAGCCAAATAAACTGTATAATAAGCAGAAGCAGGTCTTACAAGTTTTAAGAGTTCAAGCTCTGATGAGTTCCAATCTTCATTTGTAATAGCTTCTACAAGTCTATCATAAAGTGATTTACCAATACGAACTTTTATAAGTTGTTCTTGAGCAGGAAGTATAAACGGTGTTATATCTTGATAATCGACCGTTTGTGCGACTGCGGTATTTGCTTTTAACCAGTTTTCACTGAAGAAGAATCCGTTACTCATATTATTTAATTTTTACTTTTGTTGTTAGACCGTGTGTCTTTAATATATCTTCTAAAGTCTCTTCAAGCATCAATCTTGCAGGATCAATTACGAATTTATTGAATTGTTCTGCTGAGAAAGCCAATTCTTCAGCATTTGATCCGCCAAGTTTACCAGGTACAAGAAGACCTACTAAAGCGCCATTTGTAACTTTATGTGCAAAGATTAATTGTTGTAAAATGAAATCACCTAAAGCAATTAACTGAGCGTCAAAATCAGGAACTTCTACTTTTTCTACAGTCCATTCTGCTTCACCATTCTTAGCCAAGATTAAAGGGTTTTTATTATTACGAGCACCTTTGAAGTGAGCCATGAATTCTTGAATAAAAGCATATTTTTCTTCTGCTGATTTGAATTGATAAGGCACCTTAAACATCAAGCCAGGATTCATACCGTTTTGTATATGTGAAAGATTAAACAGACCAAGTTCTGAATCGAGATTGATATAAGTTAAACCTCCGATATAACTTGGCTCTGTGTAATAGTTCAAGTCTGGGTAATAATCTCTTTTATAAATTATTTGATTATAATCTTGTTCATTATCAAAAGAAAACACTGAAATAGGTGTCATATCAGAGTTTTTCATATTCCAAGAAGCCCAATCACGTGAAAAGTAATATTTTTCAATCTCACCGTTCTTATTCATAGGCGCTGAACGAATCTTTGAAGTATCAATATGCTTAAAAACTTTAATATATTCAAAATCAGATGACCAAATTACTTCTGTTGAATAAGCACCGAACAATTCATAGTCATAAGCTGTTCTTTTTAACCAATCTCTTAACGGAAATTTAGAGTTAAAGAATAAATTCTGAACTCTGATTTGAGTTGCGCCACTTAATGTTGCAATCCATTCTTCTAAAGGCAAGTCATTGACTAAAACCTCTGAACCAGCTACGAGTTTAGCTTTATTTTCTATAAGTGTTCTGTGTAGCGCTGAAGTTTTAGATAACTCAACTAAGTATTGTGGATATTTGTTATCAGCACCATAATTGATGAACTTATAGTTCAATGACTCCTTCATTATAGGAAGTTCAACTCGACTCAAACTCAAGCCGCCAATCAAATCTTGTGGATTTATGTTTTCTTTTTTATCGTTATTGAATAAAGCCATTTAACTTTTCTTTATTTTTATTTATTTGTTTAATATACTGACCAGTATGAATTTATGTTACTCAATAGACCAGATTTATTTGACGTTTGATCTTGATTATAAAATATAGCCTCTTGAATATGTGCTCTTATGTTGAAATTATTACCTCTACCCAAGAATCTTCTTAATCTTAGCGTGTTAAATGTAGAAACTGCTTCAGCATCAGCATTTGAATTCAATGAAGCATATAATTTACTACTTTTTACTTGTGTATAAGCAATGTTTCTATCAAGTGAGCCTGTTTGTGATAGACCGCCATAATTAGCACCATCATATCCACCAAGTCCTGTAGCAAATGGTGAATTGAATCTCAACCACAAACCACTTATATCACCTGTACCAGCGCCTTCTGTATAGTAGTTACCATTTCCGCCGCCACCAGGAGCTGAAGTCGTGAAGATATCAGCAACAACAATAGAATTACTAAATGTGAAACCACTAGCATCAGAGCCAGTTAAAATATATGGTTGTAAAGTTTGGCTTGTTGCATCAACTGCAACTTTACTGCCGTTAGTAGATACCGTGCCACCAGCATAAATAAAAGCCGCTTCACCTGATGCCGTAGCATGCCTTCCAAAGCCAGATTGGTCATACCAGATGCTTACAGATCCAGTAGTTCCTGAACAAAAGGTAGATATAGCAGTTGTGTCTAAATCGTTACCGACAAAGCCTATGTCTTGTGTAGTATCATCCGAAGTTCTTTTTACCTGAATAGCCGCACCAGTATAACTACTGCTAAGTTTCCTAAGTGAAAACGCAGCAACTATATTTGATGAGTATATGTCAAGAATTAAAGATTCAGACGAAGTTTTGACTTTATTTTGACTGTAAAAATTTATTATGGCATGATTCATATTTATTTGAAATCTAAATTGTAGTTCCAGTTGTAATTAGTTCCATCGTAGTAGAAGCTATAAATATCAACAGAATTAGTAGCACTTGTAAATGAATATGTGCCTGAAGCAAATTTATTTGAAGCAGTCGCAAAATTCATTCTTGTATTTGCGTTTGTATGAGTGATCTTCAAAGTTCCATAATCACCAGCAGTTGCACTTGTGATAGATAAATCTGAGTTGCCTGTTAAACCTATCTCAGCATTATAACTGTTTGAATAGTTCCAAGAAATTGTAGCATCATTCGTTAATGTGATTGGTGTTTTAGAAGGCAAAGTTGCTGAAGTTCCTGAAGTTCCACTCGAACCCGCTTGACCTGAAGTTCCTGACGAACCATTTGCTCCTGAAGTTCCTGACGAACCCGAAACCCCTGAAGTTCCTGATGAACCCGAAACCCCTGAAGTTCCTGCAGAGCCTACTGCGCCTGTATTTATATCAGTTAAAAGTGAGTTCAAAGTTGTTCTCACGCTTAAACCTGTATCTCCATTGTTGATTAAAGAATATGTGCTCATTTTTCTTTTTTATATTTTTCTTTTTTAGTCAATCCATAAAGCTACATCATCCCATTCACCAGCATCAGCCCAGTTACCTGTTGCTAAAATCCAATTTGAAGGAGGTGTCGCACCAATGATGGCTTGAATCCAGTTACCATTTACCAATTGAGTTTTATTATAGTAAAAGGCTATTGCTTGAATCCAAGAACCATTTACTGGCTCAGTGATTCCTAAAGCTTTAGCAATTGCTTGTATCCAAGAGCCATTCACAGGCTGTGTTGCACCATAATCTTCAGCGATAGCTTGAATCCAAGAACCGTTTTTAGTTTCATAAACTCCTAAGCTATTGGCCCACTCTTGTAAGAATATAGTAGTCATATTTATATTGTAATGTTTTTGAGTTTTGCTTCATTATGGAATTGATAAAATCCTCATCGGTAAAAATCTCATATTATTTGAGTTACCACCAACAATGGTCAATCCACCTGCACCTTCAGGCATCACACTCGGAAAACTATTTGTTCCTATTGTAAAAGGATATGCGGTACTAAAAGTTGTTCCAGTGTAAAATCCACTGAGTGCATTGAAAAAGTGTGTGTTTACTCCATTTTGTATTGTTGGTGAAGCAAAACCAAGATTCGGTCTTTGTGTTAAACAACCTTGAGCCCAAGATGTAACTGCACCAATTTGTGAAGCACTACCATATGAACCAATAAAATATGGAGTATTTGCTTGCAATTGAACTGGTGTAGATAATGGTTTAAACCATAAACCAGCACCAAGCCACTCTGTACTTGTTGGTGGATTTGCTGAAAAGGTTGCTGTGGTAATCAAATTATTCGGGTGATACATCAAGTTACTCAAATTGTTTGCAACTTGTGCAGATGCAAAACTTATACTTGCTGTTCTTGCATCATAAATTGCAGCAGCTACCGAAGCCGTGAAATTGTTTCCACCACCACCAAACATACCAATTGCATCTATCGTAATTGTTTGTTCCAATATGAAACCTGTCATAAACAATTGGTTATGAGTCGTGTTAAAAGTCAATGTTGTGGAAATCATATTATTGGTATTATTATGTGTGATAAAACCAGTGCCAATTGGCGAAGTTGAAGTTCTATAATTGAAGGTTTGTAAGCCACCGCTTCCAGAACCAGAAGTTCCGCTTGATCCTGTCTGTCCTGATGAACCTGAAGTTCCTGATGAACCTGAAGTTCCACTTGCACCACTTAATCCTGAAGTTCCTGACGAACCATTTTGTCCACTTGAACCACTTGTTCCACTTGAACCTGAAACTCCTGCAGAAGACGCCATATTTTCTAAATAAAGGAAATTGTCATCGAGTTCTGTATAAGTTAAGGCTGAGCCTTTTACATTTCTTAAAGTTAAACTATATGTACTCATATTTTATTATTGTTTTAGTAGTCTTCCAAACTTCTTTTTTAGTGTAATTGTGTTTGCTGATGTAGCGAATGCTAAACCAAAAACGTTATTATTAGAACTAAATTCTATAAAACCAATAAGTTCTCTATAAAATTCAGTTGCATTTGGACTTGTCATAGTTTGAGTTTCATCAGCATTACGCATTAACGAAGTTGTTACAGTAGTTGAGCCATCCCACCATTTACCATAGAAGTTTGAATCAGTGACGGTACCTGAATAAGTCAAACCGACAATCATACTGTCTGTATCACCATAAGACCAAGAGAAATAAAACTCATAAAGACCTGAGGCGAGTGAGAAAGTCATACCATTGATGGCTTGTCTTGTTCCAGTAGTTATTGTTTGATCAGCAGTATTTTTTTGAATGAATATTGCGGCGGCTGCTGAAGTTCCTGAAGAGCCACTTGTTCCAGCTGAGCCAGCAACACCTGATGTTCCAGAAGAACCCGCAAGTCCAGAAGTGCCACTTGAACCTGACGTTCCAGACGTTCCAGATGATCCTGATTCACCCGATGAGCCTGAAGTTCCTGAAGAACCAGCAATTCCTGAGGTTCCTGATGAGCCTGAAGTTCCAGAAGAACCTGTCAAAATCATTGATTGTACTTGACCATAGTTGACTGCATCCAATGGATTTGAACCAGTCGCAACGCTTGTAATCTTTTGACTATTTAAGTCCAATCCATAATTTATACTCATTGTGCCAGTCGATCTATCAATCTCCCAAACTTGTTTGACGCCACTAAATCCTGTTAACCCATAAACATTAAAACGAGTTTCAGTTGCTCCATTTTGGATTGCTGATAAAATTGCGTTTGTTGATTCATCTCTAAAATTGATTGCGTTATCTGCTGGTTTTGCCAAAACACTGAAGCCAGCCGTTGTTCCGAAAAATCTTTCAACTCCATCGACACTGAAACACAATTCGCCGGGTTGAACCCACATACCACTCTGTGTTGCTGACTCATATTGATAACCAGGTGAACTTACGTTTCCTGCGGTCGCTCTGATTGGAGTTCTGACGACCATAAAATCTGTTCCAATAACCCATTTTAATTGACCCATTGCACTCGCTCTGATGTCATCACCTGCAAGATTTGTAAAAAATCCTGTTGAACCACCTAAAGAACCTGTAAAAGATAGTGAAGGTTGTGCAGCTGAGCCTGTAGCCAATATAATTGAATATGGTGAAGCTTGATTACCAATCGCAAGTGTCTGTGATAGGTTTTGAGCCGCACCTGACGTTCCTGACGAGCCATCTTGACCAGATGTTCCTGATGAGCCTGAAGTTCCAGAAGAGCCAAAGCCTGACGTTCCTGATGAACCTGACGTGCCGTCTAAACCTGAAGTTCCTGAAGAACCGTTTATACCAGAGGTTCCTGAAGAACCGTTTATACCAGAAGTTCCTGACGAGCCATCAATTCCAGAAGTGCCAGACGAGCCTGTTAAACCACTTGAGCCTGAAGTTCCTGATGAGCCTGACGTGCCAGAACTACCTGAATCACCAGAAGAGCCTGAGGTACCCGATGAGCCATTCATTCCTGAAGTACCTGAGCTACCTGAAGTACCGTTCAAACCTGAAGTTCCCGAGCTACCTGAGACTCCTGATGTACCAGATGAGCCGCTGATACCTGAAGAGCCTGATGTTCCTGACGAGCCACCTGAAAAAGATACAGTGCCTGTAATCCACAATTTTTGTGTTGAATCCCATTTCAAAATTGAATCATTTGCAAGGGTATTCTTGTCGTATGCTTTTACGTCGTGAATCTCATCTAACTCGTAACCATTTTGTACTTTGATATAAGCAATACCATTTCCTGCATTTGCTCTGACAACAAATCCCACATAAACAAGGTGGTTCGGTGCAGTTTGTTTTACTCGTGTAAAAGTTCCAGCCGTTGCACCTAAATAAAGTGTATCACCTTCTTGAAATGGTGAGCCCAAGTTTAATCCTGAGATGTATCCGTGGCTTGTAACGAATCCATTTTGTCCTGCTGATATGTTTGTAGTCACGACGCCTAAAGTTCTCGCAGAAGTCGCGTCTGACAAGTTTGAAGCACGTTTTACTGATGGTCTATCACCTGAAGCTCCTGAAATATAAACAACCTCACCTTTTTGAAGCGTTGTTGCTTCTGTGTTTCTTACATAAACAACTTCTTCTTGACCAACAAGTATATTGAAGCCATCGACATCGAGTTGTAAAGTTTGATAATCAACATTCCAACCTAAACCACCTTTAGTAAGTGCAGGTGTTGAAGCTGTTGAGAATAAAATCGAGCCACTAAGTCCTAAAATTTGACCATTAAATGTTAAATTACTCTCAGCTTGAAAGTTACCGATAGAATCTGAGGTCAAAACTCGATTATCAGCATAATTATTGATGTAATTTCCGAAAACTTTCTTAGATTCATCAACATTTATACGCCAAGTTTGATCACCTTGAGCTATAGCAAACTCGCCAGTACCATTTACTGCGGTAGCTGAGATAGGATTTAGTTGTGATATTTTCTTTTTAGCCATTTTTAATATAATATTTGTATATTATCTTCTGTAATCAAGTATTCACCAGTTTCAGCAATCAAAGCTTGGTCGTTGAATTCTGGATCGAAGACTTCATTTTCATAATTTGAGTCATAATCAAATCTTTGAACTTGAGTATATACATCGAAGATTTTGTTAAGAGGTAACTCATCAAAATCAAAAGAGGAACCAGCAACATCAAAATCATCAAAGACATAATTTTTATTACCAAGTAAAACATACGAATCGGCGACATAATCTTCAAAAACATAGTCTTCATCTACATTAAAAAAAAAAGTTTTGGTACTCACCATTATAAAAGACTGCTTTACCATAGTCTAAGATGACATCGTTTGTTGATGCCGTCAGTCCGTAATCAGTTTTCTGATAGACTTTATAATTGTAAAAGCCGCCATATTCTAAGAGTATTTGAGGTATCGAAGCTGTAAGAGCTAAAGAAGCCGTTACACCTGAGATTTCATAAATATAGAATTGATTAAAGCGAGTATTTGTACTAAAATCTTGAGCAGTAAAGTAAAACTTCTCTAAACTTTGTACACTTTGTAATTCAAACAAATAAATCGGGTTCTGAACCGTTACATTATCGTTGAATCTAAGAACTACTGAATTGGTTAAACCTTGATTTATAGTTATCATACTTATATTGTAAATTAAACGAGTATTGCTTCAGTATAAAAAGAGAAAAGCCAACTCATAAGAGCTGGCTTTATCTCACTATACAAAATATGCCGCGGTTTAAGGAAAGTTTGGTGCTATAATTACACCTGACTGAACTTCATAAGCGAATTCAGTTTCTCTAGCCGTAAGAGTTACGGTCCAGATGTTGTCATCGCCTCTATCAGCACCGCTGTTCTGTTCGAGGTTTGTCAATCTGACACCAAGGTTTTTACCAGATAACCAGTATTGACCGTTAGCATCTTTATAGACTACAACAAGTTTTTTACCTCTCAATAAGTTGAAAGCATTACGCTTTACAGTTGAAAGTTGTTGGAAAACTAAAGTACCTACCTGTTCTACGATGTCAGCTGACAAAGTAGGTGTGTTTGTTTGAGCAAACGAAGAAGTATCTTCTCTGAATTCAAACTGGTAGAAGATACCTGATTGAGTCATTGAGATAGCAGTTACTACACTTTGAGTAGATACGGTTACAGAACCTACTTTATCATAATCAGCTATCCAGGCTTCGACTACACCTCCAAGATTTGGGCCACAAAAAGGACTCAAACCAGTATCTAAAGGATCACAATATGCCATGTTTAATTTTTAATTTTTTTTATCTATAGGCCGGCCTCTTTCGAGACCAGCCATTAAGATTGTGTTTTTGATTATGAATAAAGAACTACTTCAGCACCGATACCGTATGCAGGAGCGTATTTGAACTGCATCGCTAATCTTGCTTTTGGTTCAGCAGTAGTTTGAGTCATATCTACGATGATCAAACGCTGTTCGTCTGAACCTAAGTCATTCACGTTCCACAAGTTAGACAATGTGGTAGCGAACATCTGCTTACCAGAAAGACCTGGTGTTGCTTTCAATGTGTAACCATTGTACGCCAACTCAGGCTTTTCACCAGCTTTGAAGTAAGGAATAGTTAAAGCACCGATTGCTTGACGGAATAAGAATTCAATCTCACGTGATACGTAAAGTACGAAATCATCTTTTTCACGAACTACTGCAGGAACAGCAGCCAATACTCTTGCAACTTCACCTAATACGTTAGATACTGAAAGTGCTGAAGCAGTTGCTCCTACATCGATTACAGTACCGTCGTCTTTAGCTTGGTTTACTAAACCACCTTCGCAAGAAGCAGTAGAACCCTGCCAAGTTTGATACTCAAGATCGTATCTTACTTGTTCTTTTACGTAGTTGATTAAGAAATCAGTCATTTCAGAAGGTGCCCACTCGCCATTTAATTGACCAGCGTTCATTCTTTCTGATAAGAAAGTAGCTTCGATGTCTTTTTTGCAAATCTCAAGATTTACATAGAAAGGACATACAGTAACTTCTTTTCTTGAAAGTGTTACAGAGCCAGTTGCTCCGAAATCACAGAATTCACCAGTCTTGGTGATACCTGCTAGTGATAATTGAGGTACTAAAACGTCATTCTTCACTGAAGAAAGGTTTTTCCAGTCGCTTCTTGAACTGAATTCAGCATCGATAAGAGCTGCATAAAATTCAAAGGCACTTTTACCTTCAAAGGTTGAATTGTTTACAAATGAACTTGCCATTTTTTATAATTTTATTTTTTTTATTTTAACGAATTAAAATTTTGTGTTGTATTTTTTGATCAAATCGTAGTCAGCTCTTTTTTTACCAACTTCACTTTGAGCAACTTTTTTCAAAGAGTCTACAGTTTCAACAGACTTCAACTCTTTTTCTGCGATTACTTTTTCAAATTTAACTTCTAAAGCATCTACAGACTGCTTTACTTTACCCATTTCTTCTTCACCCATTAAAGCGTCGATTTTAAGGTTTAAGTTTTCAAGCATTCCTTTGAGAGCATCGAATTGTTCCATTAACATAGGATCAATTTCCATTTTCTCTTCTTTTTTACCATCTCTCATCATTTCTTCATCTTCTTTCTTGTAATCGCCACCAAGTTCTACGTCCTTGATTTCTTTGATTTTAGAATCTTCAACAGTGATGATGGTTCCATCTTCAAGCTCATACTCTCCTGAGTCTACAGCTTGTTTCTGGTCGTTCTCCATAAAGTAAACTTCAACACCTACCGCCATTGATTCAGCGTCAGTGTTTAGAGTTCTACCGTCTTTTAAGTTAGCACTTACCATATTTATGTTTATTTTTTCTTGTTTCTCATCCCAATAAGCGTAGCATACGGCAGCTCTTTGTTCTTGTTCAGGAAATTCAGAGTTCATTTTTTCATCACCCATACAACGAGATATGAATTCTTCTTGTGATTCTGATGCACCTGGTTTAACTAAAGCTACTTCTGCCATACCTATATTGTAATTTGAAGACATTTTTTCTTTTTCTATTTGTTCTATCTTATTTTCTTCTTCTTCTTCTTCAGCCAAGGTTAAGTCACCACCTTTTTGATATTTGACATTTCTATCTCTTAATTGTTCCCATACAGCAGCACCGATAGAAGGTGTTTTACCAACTTCCCAAGAACCGAATTGATTTGAGCCTTCAGTCTTACAAACACCACCTGTGCCAGTGACTACACTTCTAAATGTGTTTGGCTCAATATTAAAGTAAGTATAAATATCACCTTCTTGAAACTTGATTACCATTTCTTTAGTTACGTCATCATATAAAATTGAATTAACATTCGAACTTCTTAGATTACGTCTAAAGAATCTTTCTTGTTTTACAAGTCTAGATGAGCGCTTGAACTTAAATAAGCCTTCGATTGAAAAGCCTTTATATTTACCAGACTTGATTTGCTGCCATAATTCAGGATTATCTACTTTCATAGACACCATCCAAGTGCCTTGTGGCACGTCAAAGCCTAAATCTTTTGATTTGTCATTTTCACCAACAATCCAAGACTCAAAAATGAAAGTGTCTTCAGCTTGATTGTTTTTGTGGTCTTTGTTTACAGAATAATTGTCTTTTAACTTGAAAAACTTTTGAGCGATCTTTTCAATTTGGTCTTTTGAGTACTTAATGTAATAAGGCTCGCCGTCATCATCTTTTCTGATAATTTCTAAATCAGGAATAAGTGCTGGACCAGTAATGATTTGTTTATCATCTTCAGAAAGTATGATTTGCTTATATTCTTCGGCTACTTGATCTGCCATATAAACAAAGTCAGTTAAAATTGCGGGTTTTTTTACAAGGCTGATCTTATCTACACCAGTCATTTCTTCTTCATCGACATAAACATCGAATGATATAATCTCGTTCATATACTTATATTGTATTTTATTGTAGTTTTTTACACTACATTCGAGTTTGTCTCAATTACTCTAACTCTATTTTGAGTTTTAGTAATATCTGACTCGACAACGTAAACTCTGTTGTCGGTTTGTTGTTGTGGTCTACCTGTAGGTGAAATCACACCTGAGGCTTGTTGATTTGCAAATGGATTTGGTGGAGCTGATACTGCACCTCCGCCTCCTGAATTAGGCGCTGTGCCACCTCCGCCACCACCTGAAGCGCCTCCTCCTTCAAACTTTTGAGATTTGATTTTAGCCACGTTGGCTAAACCAGCAGCCACAGCAGCAGCCGCTGATATAAAAGGATATGCAGGAAATATAGTAGTCAAAGGATTGGCTGACGCTGCTGCGAAGGCTGCGTTGGCACCTTGATAAGTTTGAATCAAAGCTTGAGCAATTTGTAGTTTCTTATTCAACTCAAATGCTTTCTTTCTTGACTTTTCATCCTTACCAGCAAAGAATGTAGTTAAAGTCTGTAAGTCATTCAATAAATTCAAAGCGCCTTGTAATTTACCTTCATTGAACTGTTTTTCTTTTTCAGCCAATGCATCAGTGTTGGCTGAAATCTTTGCATTGTACTCGTCTTCAGAAATTAATTTCTTATCAAGTAATTCTTTATACTTAACTGCTTCTGCATCGTTCTTGGCTTGAACTTGTTCAGGTGTTAAGCCGTATTGACCTTGTTTTGAAGCTAAGTTCTGATAATAAGTATCAATATTACTTAAATCAGACTCAAGTTTAGTACGAGTCGCATCAGCCACCGCTTTTTCACCTTCAGCAATTTTCAAATCATATTCAGATTTACTTAATAATTGTTTATCAAGTTGTTCTTTATAAATTGCTGCCTTGGCATCAGCTTGTGCTTTGACTTGTTCGACAGATAAACCGGCTTCACCTTCTTTCAAAGCAAGTAAAGCATAGTAATTTTCAGTATCTTTAAGTCTTTGGTCTAAAGCCGAAGCTTCATCTTCTTTAATCTTATTATTCAAAGCAGTTTGTTGAGCTAAAACTGCAATATCAAATTGTTCTTGAGTAATTTTCTTGTTCTGAAGGTTTAATTGTAACAATTTTAACTCTTCAGATTGAGTCTTTTTCAATTCATCAAGAGTTAGTTTACCATCAGCCTCAGCCAAGGCTTTAGTATTGTCTAAAATTAACTTTTGTTGGTCTTCAGCTTGTTTTGCAAGTAAAGCCAATCTTAATTTTTGAGTTTCTTGATCTACTAAAACTAAATTTTCACCTGCTTCTTTGGCTTTCTTACGAATTTCTTCACGTTGAAAGTCAAAAGCAGCTATTTCTCTTTTATTACCATCTTCAATTAAAGCAATTTCACGTGTTTTGTTGGCTACTCGTATATCATTTTGTTTCTTCAAGTAGTCTTGATAACGTTTATTGGCTTCTTCTTGTTTCTTTTTCTCATCTTCAGCCGCTTTCTTGGCTTCTTCAGCAGCCTTTTTAGCCACTTCTTCAAGTCTTTTCTTTTCGTTGATAGCAGCAATTTGTTTCTCGTTTTCTAAGTCTTTTAACTGCTTTAATTCTTCTTCGGTCAATTTTTTATTGACTTCTTGTCTTTTTCTTAAAACAGCAATCTCATCATCAATTCTTTTAGTCTTGAGTTTGAATATCTCTTCTTCTTTACCACCTTGAGCTTCAAGTAATTTGATTTGTCTGTCGATGGCTTCGTTGTTCTTATTTGTTGCTTCTTCAAACTTAGCCAAGTCTCTATCAGCTTGAGATGTAAGACCAAAGAAGTCTGTGATGGCTGTGATCACTGAACCTATGGCTTCACCTACGGCTTTCAAGCCAGGAATGAAGTTATAAACAGCTTCTTTTACTTTGTCAAAGTTTGTGATAAGTGAAGCAAGTGCAATTACAAGTAAACCTACACCTGTTGAAGCAAGTGCAACTCTAAAAACTTTAGCTGCTGCTGAAGTTCCTAAAAATGAAGAACTTAAAACTGCTTGTGAAGCGGCTTGAATCTTAGCACCGATGGCTGACTCTTTTTGTAGAGTCAATTGTATTTGTTGTAAGCCGTTAAGAAGTGCAATTGAGCCTTGAACTTTTGCTAAAGTCTTTTCTAAATTCTTATTTTCTGAACCGAATAAGGCTGCTGCACCTTGAGCCACAGAAAAAGCTGAAGCCACACCAGTTACAGCGCCTATCGCTACGTCTAAGTTCTTTGTATCAGAAGCAAAGTTGTTAATTTGAGCTCTAATATCACCGATTTGGTCATTAATTTCACCTGCAGCTTGTGCAAATCTGTCAGCAACAGCTGGATCTGAAGCATTGAGTGCTGCTTCACGTAATAATTTGTATTGTGTTCTAAGACTTTCAGTAGATTCAATCAAATTGTTGATTTGTTGGTCAGCCGACTTAACATCGGTTACTACTTTTACGTCAAAGACGACTTCTTTTTTCTCAGCCATTTTAATTCTTTATTTTTTAGTAGCTTAATCTAAATATATTCCATTGTGTTGATTTATCAGCAGTCGGATTTGTTTCAAGTGAGTTAAAGACTTGAAAACCACTGGCACCGTTACTTGCAATCTCTAAAACTACTTGATTGCCAGCACTTGTTGTTACAATTGTGCTTAAATTGATTGTAGTATAAGCATTCAAAGGAAAGTTCACATTACTTTCTGCTGATGCGTAAGTAACACCACCACCATCAGAAATTCGAACTGACATTGTTTGTTGAATGTCACCAGAGCCTGCAGTTGCTCCTGTGTAAACCTGTGCACTTACAAACCAAGTTCCTCCAGTTGAGTCAGTCCAAGTATCTAAGTTAAAGTAAGTTGAAGCTGTTGCAAACTTTTGATTTGTTGATAAGAACCACTGATATGTATCGATTGTTGGTGAAGTACCTGAAGTACCACTTGTTCCGTCAGACCCTGATGAGCCGGATGAACCTGATGAGCCACCAATTACACCTTGAGTTCCACCACCGATATAAGAAAATGTGCCACCACCATAAACATAAAGTCCTTGTGAAGTACCACCCCAAACCATCATACCGTCAGTTGAGTTTGTAAATGTGTTGATGTCTCTTTGACCTAAAACAGGATTAAAATCACCAAATGCAAATTGATTTGCTGTAGAATAAGTTTTACCAGAATCAAATGTAACAATGTTTGAAGACTCAATATTATTGTTATCACCGAAAACAAAAGCTTTCTGAACTGAATCAGCAAAGATGTTATTATCACCATTTAGGATAATAGTTTCATTGTCACCAGCAAAGGCGTTGTTTGTTCCTGTAAATAAACCATTTTTAATTGTGCCAATGCCATCGCCAGTATTTGAGCCACCACCTTTAACGCCACCGCCTAAGTCAGGATATAAATCACCTGGCTTGATGCCTATATCACCTATACCTACTTGACCGACATATCCACCTGTGTCTATAAAACGGTTTCTTTTAGGCTTTGCACTTCTGAAGTCATAATATGTTAAGAACTTCATTGTGGCCATAGTAGTTTGAGTTGGATCGTAGTTGTCTATACTCAATAAAGTGTAATATTGTGAGTTGCCACCTATTTCAAAGTAAAAAAGATCATTAAAATCTATTGATTGTAAAATCTTAGTGTTTAATTCTACTTCTAAAGTCAAAATATGTGAATTTTGGTCAGCATAAGTTTCAATCTCGTTTTCATAGTAGTTATAATAAAGTGAATTTTCTTTAGTTGTGCCACCATTTATTGCAAAAAGTAAGGAATCTGAGGTTCGATCACCATATGAATAATTGTTTGAAGTAGCAGGAAAATTAGAATAAGTAAAAACTGCGCTTTGTGTTGCAGTAGTGTTAAGTTTGAATTTAATTGTAGTAGGCACAGAAAAAGATGCACTTACAATTCGAGCTTGTTCTTGTCCACAATACCACCAGTATCTAGTTTTGAAACTAGTTGTTGCTTTAGTCAAATCTTCATTTTGAATAGAAGGTAAAGTAACGTTTAAGAACTCAGGTCTTGGCGTAAATTGAGTAGGTGCTGCAACCAATGAGATTTTTCTTTCATTATTTAAGAAATCATTATCAAGTTCGATTTGAGCATCACCATAAATTCTACCTTTATTGGCATCTTGAAATGTTTTATTTGCATAATCGTTATCTGAAGCATAACTAAATAAATATTTACGAGCTGCTAAGTCGTTTAGATAAGAAATCTGAACTGAATTAACATCGTAATTTAGATTTGTTACTGTTTTACCTCTTTTATAAAAATCGTCTCTTGGTTCAATTATAAACTTTCGTGAATTAGTTTTATCAGGTTTAATATAAAGATTAAACATCTTAATAACGTCACCGATTATATCTACTTGTTTTACATTCAAAAAAGTAGGCAATAAATTTGTTGAAAACAATTCATTTTCGATTGCAAGCCAAGGTGTGTAATTATCGTTGTGTATATTAATTGATGAGTTGTCAGTCATCAAATAAGAAGCAGTTCCTGAAAAGAATGGTATTTGTACGTCGCCTTCAATACCTGTTTTAGGAAGATTCAAGAAAAATTCAATTTCATCTTCGGCTAAGAAGTCAAAAGGAATTGGTACGTGATTCAAAGTCAAACCATCTGTATCATTATTATAAACTTGTGAAACATTATTAGGATCTATATCAATTAACTCATCAACTTGACCTAAGTTTAGATTTGTAACAATTCTTAAACCTCTACGCCAGATATTACAAAGTAATCTTAGATTACCTACGCGATTACGAGCCACATTAGGATCGTTATAAGTTCCCCAACCCCATAAAAAACCAAAGCCACAAGAAAGTGTAAATCTATCTCTGAATGGTATTTTGAATCTACCAGTTCCAGAGTTATAACTATTGCCATATTGATCTACAATTTGTGTTGTAAAAGGTATTTTAAGAATTTCTCTTTCATAAATGCGATAGTTAGTGCTTGCTTGATACTCAACAAAAGCATCACCTGTTGGCTTTTCAAAACTCGGCATTATAAGTAAATCTTTGAATAAATCAGAGTTAAAGAAGTTTGAATCATACTCATAACCCCACTTAGCAAATATTTTATCAATTACATATTTGACTCTCAATTGAGGATAAAGTTTAGTAGTAGGAATGCCTGTTGTATTAATCTCACCTGATGTAATTTGATTTGTATTGGTTTTAATCATCGTGTAAACATAATCACGTTGATTATTCCAAGATGCTTCAATTTCAGATTTAACTTTATTATGAACAGTATCGTCAAAATTTAAGTTATCAGCTCTATCTGAATTACCGAATACAAATTTGTCGCCGATATCGTCAAATAAGTTTTTAGTTTCACCATAAAAAACACATTTGTATAATTTATTAGGCAGATCAATCTCTTGAACTTGTAAATAACCTGAGGCTATCAAAATACCACCATCAGTAATAGTACAATCTGATTTCTTTTTAGGATTAAAGCCATTTGTAACGTTGATATTAAATATTTGTGTAAATATTTTATCATTGTTTTTTGTAAAAGGTATGTCTACTGTTTTAGTAAAGGTTGAACTACGTTTAAGTTCTTTTAAATCAAAGATCCTAAAGTTTAACAAAATTTCAATTACGCCGTCAAGCTGAAAAGCACCTTCATCATAATAAGGCTCTTCAATTTGAGTAATTGCTGATAAGTCAGCCGTGCCATTTATAGGTTCAACAACAATGTTCCAACCAAAAATTGAAAAATAAACGTCATTTATCTTTGCATTGTAGGTGCCTGCGGTTGCTTGTGTGATTCTTATAACAGAACCTATCACAAATTGTACATTGCTAAAAAACCAAAGATTACCAGAAGAAGGTACGTTTAATTGATAAGTTGTATAAGTTCCTGGCACATCGATATAACCTTGTGCAGGTGATGACCAGTTTGGCAGTAATTTTAGTTCCATATTTATATTGTAATTGATTTGACTGCTGCTTTACTAAAAAAGTAAAGACCAGTCTTTTAATGAAGGCATTCTTTTATTGTTCCAGATACAATATCTGAATGAATCACATAAGTCATCACCTACTTTTACAGGCTCATAAACTATTTGTTCACCTTTAGTTTTCCAAGAATAACGCTTCATTTCGTCAATTAAGTTCAAAGACTCGTTGTTTACAAAGATTTTAAGTGATTTTATATAATCAATGCCTTCTTTTACAGACTTATCTGCTGATTTTGCGTTGAAACCTGCTCGTTTTAAGTCCTCGACCATAGCAGGCGCAGCTGCATCGACCCAGATATATTTGTCTTGATCAATTTTTAAATCTTTCATTAAAGAAATTAAATCAGCTGAGGTCAAGTTCGATTGATAAATTAACTCTTCGATCCAAACCGTATCATCTTTGAAGTAACATTTAGTCAAAGCCATTGCGTGACCATAGCCTACATCAAGACCATACGAAAAATCATCATACAAAGCAACATCATTTAGATATAACTCTCTTGAGTCATAAAACTTATGATGAGTATAAATTGTAGTAATCGCATAGCCAGGTAAGCCTAAAGCATAAACTCTGTAAAAGTTTTCATCTAAGTCTTTATAAGATTCGATTTGTTGTACTTGTTGTTGAGTTAAGAAAGGATTTTTGAGATAAGTTGAATGAATATAATCACAATCATCTCTATGTTGATACTTCATTGACCAGTGCCATACATCTGATGGGTTTTCATCCATGAAAACTCGCTCTGAAGTTCTTAAAAACAACTGCTGTGCTGATTCATAATCAACTTCATTTGCCTCATTCAGATAAAGAATGTCCCTTTTTGCACCACGTATCTTCTGTGAATCAGATAATGAAAAAAATTCAACCCAATTACCAAAAACATCTACTTTATGTTCAGTTTTGTTGTGTTTTTTCTGATCATAAATGCCATATTCTTTGATCATATCGATAAATTCTCTGTAAACAGTCCTTCGTAAAGATGGAAATGACTTTCTTACTATCGAGATATACTTTGCTTGATTTTGATTCTGCAAACAGTAGTATATGATCCATTGCATCATAGAATATGTTTTTGAAGATCTACTCGAACCTACTGAAAGCACAAACCTTTTGTCAGTTTTAAGTAAATCATTAAAAATTTCTGTAGTTTTAATCTTCAGTTCGTTCATTTGCGTCTTTGGTTCAAAAGTATTTTATCGCTCTTGGTGGTGCTTGCCACAATTCTTTTTCATTAAACCAATCCTCTAAAATCAAATATGCTTCCATTCTCACAGCATCCGTCTTGGTTACAAATTCATATAATTTATTTAACTTAATCTCCTCAAAAGCTTTTCCCTCTAAGTACAATTTTTTATACAAGGTTTTCTTTTCTCCACTTTTTAATCCTCGGTTATGTTCCTTTTCTCTTCTACTCAAATCATTCGTCATTCCAACATACCTTCTTACACCATCCACTAAAATCTCATAAATAAAATAGTTCATAAATCCTTTTTAATTTATATTTTCTCATTTCTGATGATTTCAAAAGTAATTTTACCTATGTCTTTACCATTTGTAGTAATATCTACTTGTGTTTTATTTGTTATGCCTGTAATTTTGTTTAACTCTTTTTTAAGTTCGTTCCACAATTTCCAGTCTTTTCTACGTCTTGCATCCTCTAAAGCTGTTTCGTATTGACCGATGGCTTCTTCAATCATAGCAGGATTAGTCATCGGATATTGTTCTTTGATTTCTTCACGTGCCCATTTGAGGTATTCATAAGCCATAACTTTACTCATACCTATTTTTTGAGTCAAAAAATCAATGATTGTTTTAGTTGAAGCCATATCAACTAGTCTCATCCTGATAACTGAGGCTATGATGTCGTCTTTTTTGAATGCGCCTTTTGTATTTCCCATAATTAAGTTTGGTTAATTTTATAGCTTCTTCTTTTTTTGTCTTTCAATCTCTTGTTTCATTTTCTGATTGCGTCTACCAACCATAATCACGTGCGTAAAAACTAATTGATGATTTATTTTTAAGTATTCGTTTACTTTGATTAAATCATAATCGTTTACGTCCATCATTATTTGAAGCCAAGCTTGTTCAGTAGATTCTTTTTTAGATTCTTTATTTTTTGAACCTTTCGTTGAACTTTGTCTATCGTTGCTTTCTGTTTGAGCAGGTTCTCCGAAAAGAGCTCGGTAGCTCTTCCTAACACGAGATGCGTAAACAAAAAAAAACTTGCTGACCAGAAGTATTCTGTTGCAGGTGCGTGTAAAAGATAGTCAGATACTTTATCGTGCTCTTGAGTGTTATATTCTTGAGCTGGAATGTAGAAAATTGCAATCAACTTATGAGCTTCTCTTAAATTTGAGTATTTCTCTGTATCAATCCACTGCTCTAAACTCATCATCTTAAAATCTTGAAAAGTATAAACTTTACCGTCGATAGTAAGTTGTTTACATTCTCGAAGTACTGGTCTATCATCTAAAAACTCAATTTGCTTGTAATAAGACTGTAGTTGAGGTAGAGTCAAAAGACCTATCTCTTCTAAAGTGTATTGAGGATTTAAAATATGAACTTGTTCGAGTCTGTATTTAACAACCTCGATTGCGTCTTTAAGATCATACTTTTCACCAGCTTCGATTAACTTAACATATTGATCTAAGGTAATATCTTCCCACGATTGAGGTGATTTAAGCTTGATTTGTGTCTGAGTCGGTTGAGTCATCTTCTTTTTTCTTTTTTTCTTTTTCTTTAGACCAGTTAATTAGTGGTTTGCCTACGTTGTCGCCATAATTAACAAAGTCTTTAAGCTTACGAAAAATCGTGTCTTGGCAAGCGCCGCAGTTGTATCTTCCTGCGTAGGTATTGTCTCCTGATGATTGTTGATATAAGTCATACATAAATTTTGTTATTTCTGCACTAAGACCATATCTCGGATCTAAACCTAAATTTAAGAATTTTTCTACTTTTTCTTTGTTTGTTTTAAGAGCATTAATCTCTTCAATAATGTGATGTGCCATATTATCTTTTTAATTTTTAATAAATGTTGTATAGATATTGTATTTCATACTGACTGTGCTTCTTTATATTTTTTAATAGCACTTTTTATTTCATTGTATTCTAGTTCTGCATCTACAAGTTTATACAGATATTCGGAAATTTTTTCTGCATCATTCAATTCTTCATATCTACCAGCCCAAATGTTTTTATTTTGATAACCTACAGAGACAGCATATTTTTTATTATAACGATCATAATAAATGCCTCTTGTTAAATCATTTGTTTTCTTAATTTTACCTTTTCTTACGTTCTGGTGCTGCGTAATTGCTTGTAAATTGGTCAAGTTATTATTTTTTGTGTTTCCGTCAATATGATCGATTACTAAATTGTCAGGTATATTGCCATAGAATGAAAGATAAACAACTCTATGTAAAGCAAGGTGTCTACCTTCAATTGTCGTAATTGTATATCTTCCAGTATGACAATTTTTTAGTATATTTTCTTTTCTAATATAACTACAAGCACCTGAATTAATGTACTGCTGCTTATACTTTATGCGACCATAGTTACTGACCACATATTTGTTACTATAAAAACAATCTACCCAAATTTCTGTCATAATTATCTCTTTAATTTTAAAATTATATCATAAATCAGCATACAAATTAAACCATTAACTATACAATCTATACTAAAGCCGTATAAAATGCCTGGATAAAGCCAGCCAATGTGAAATGAAAGGCAAGCTGGACAACTAAGCAAATCAAAAATGAATTTTTTAGTGCCTGAAAAGCCAAGATAATTTTCAGGCTTAAACCATTTAACAACAATGCTTCTTACTATTGTTTGTTCACTTATTAAGTTAGCAATTGCAATTATGGTTAAGTAGTCAAGCAATTTCATTCTTCTTTTTTATTTTTTCTTTCGATGTCAAATAATCACATAAATCATCAAACATCAACTTGAGTTGTTCGTGTTGAGGTTTGTGCCAATATCTATGAGGCTGAAGTGTGATTTGACACCATAAATCTATGATCTTAAATATATCAAGTGTATATAAATTATATCCTCTACGCTTGATTTGTTCTACAAAAATGTAAAGATCTACTTTGAAATCTTCGCTTTTATCTCTATATTTGTAGCCTGATTGATAGTGCGCTGCACACTTCTTACATTGCTTAGTTCTCGAGCCACTCTTTGATTCATAACAAGTCGAGCAGTAGTCTTGAGTTTGGTTTTTATATTTTTCTTTACTGCGAGCACTTAAGCAGGTTTTGCAATAAGCTCCTGTTGCATAAAGGTTTTCTGTTGTGCCACAGATATAGCAAGTTCTTGGCTTGCCTTTATTTTGACGATAAGGTCCTCGTTTCATTCTTTGATGGCTGCTCTTAATTTTTGAATCACTGATTTACGATAACGATAACACCAAGAAGCCGAATTGCCTGTGATTTTAGCAATATCGCGTATAGATAAACCTTGTACAAACACATAATCAAAAACTATTTCTTCAAAAAGGTCGAGTTCAACTCTTTTTTCGTTCATAATTTTGTAGATTTGTATCCATTTGTCATTTTGATCGTTGTGAAGTAAAAAGTCTATCAGTCTTTCATCGTCTAAATCGATTCTCATCATTAACTCTACCTCAAGATCTTCATTTTGAGGCAAGTTTTTCATCATTTCTTCTGCTTCTTCTGAGTCAAAAGTCTTAAATGTAACCGGAATGTAATTGATTTCTGAATTTGGCTTACTTAAATTACACATAAAGTAATAAACATGAGGATAAGGTCGTGCGGGTAGTTTGTCTTGGTTGTGTAAATAAATAAAATATGAGCTGATGCCTTCACGAAAGCGACTCTTCAGTACTTTTTTCGCTATCTCTTCAATTTTGTGATAATGTAAATCAAAATAATTGTTTAATTGGCTCAAATTAGCTCATTTTTATTTATATATCAAGTTATAAAACTCAATTAAAGTCGCCTTTAATCCTGGATTTAAATTTCTTCAAATCTTGCCACATATAATGCAGTTGATGACCAGGATTTAGTGCGTCATATTCAAAGCTTCTGACATTCAAACAATGCCAAGCTTCTAAGAGGTCGTTCAATTGTGTTAAATCACGTAAAAAACCGCCTTGTAGTTCAATTTTATTTACAAAGTTGATTACTGCTTCAGTATTTTCAGGATCGTTGAATATAGACCTTTTAATTTGATAACCTTCTGCGTCAAGGTGTCGTCTTCTACAATTCCTACATTGATTACCGGTTGATTTAGTCTTCAAAAAGACACGACCGCATTTATAGCAAACTATTTTGATGTTATATTGTTTCATTGTTGATTTAATAAGTCTTCGAATCTGATGAATTCAATCTCAGTTGGGTTATAAAAGTTCCAAGTTTCAGCAAGTGCTCTTTTTGATATTTCTGTGTAGTAAGGAAAAGCATCTGTGTATTTTGTTTGATCGAAACTACGCCAATGCTTACAAAGTCTAAATATAGAGTTTGAGATTGCATCTTGTTTGATTTGTTCGTCTTTATAAAACCTTTTCTTAGCTACTCCGTGAGATATCAAAATAAAGTAATTTGCCAATTTTGTCGATAACTGGTTTGTTTGTTTACAAAGTACGACTTCTTGATAAAGTTCTTGCTTGTTAATATAGTGTTTTTTACTCAAGATTACAAATTAATTTATATATTTTATATGAACTTATGTGTAGTAAAGTTTTACAAATTATATGATATCTTTAAAAGAAGGCCGTTGGATTTGGCATCAAAATTTAGATGATAATGTACTAAAAGCCTCATTAATCAAACAATATCGTAAATGGAAGCTTCGTAAAATAAACTTTTTGATTTCTAAATTATAAAATTAACTTTTTTGCTGTTTTTTTATATAATATATATAAATTATGTTAGAAGTAGATGCAAACATATTAAAGTTTAATGAAGAGTTGATTCACGAGAATCACTTTCAGTTTATGCTTTCTTTAAGTTACCTCAGAAAACACAAAATCAACAAAATAAAACTCAAGTTATGTCAAAAAGAAAAAAGTACGGTTATAAAAACCTACACGTAAAAAAAGAGCTTTGGTCTCAGCTTGATGAAATGCGACGTTCTTATGGCTTTGTAAGCTTTACAGAACTGATTGTTTACCTTAGAGACCGTGAAGCAGCATCAACTGCTAGAAAAATTAATTGTAATTGTAATTATGGAAAATAAAACCGACAGAAGTAAATTCACTTCATTGATGATTGACCGAGACACTAAAGCTGAATTGAAACGTATTATGGATGATTCAGGCTGTAAAAATTATCCTGAGTTGTTGAGGAGACTGATTTACATTTATGACAAGGTAAATCACTTACCTATCACTTTTGGAACCAGAGATTAAAACTCTGGTTTTTTTTATGTTAGGATTTTAGCCTAATTAATCAATATTATTTTTCCATATATTTATATACTACTGTCCAGTATATGCGTGCATTTATTATATATATATATTTATTTATTATATTTATTAATAATATACTAACTATACTAACTTAACTATAATTTGTCAAGTAAAATAAAGACTTTTTGTGTTAGTTAATATACTAACTTCATTTTAACTAAAAAAATTATACTAACATAAAAACGAACTTTTATTTATAATCACATATAATGTATATGAAATTTAAATTTGTAGAAAATGGAGAAACAGTTAAGATATTAGAGACTGATAAATACTTAACTAACGTAGAAGCAGAAGAATTAATTAGATATACGGTTGAAGGTAGAATTAAATTAGACATATCATTAGAGTCTGCAAAATTGAGAAAAAAGAACATCACTATCATTGATTCTAAAAACTCAATATATCAATTTGAGCAAGGTGATATCAATAGCTTTGTTATAACTAGAACAAGTTCAGACTTCTCAGGTTTAACAGGATATTTGTTTTTAGATTTTGACTTTAAAGATAAAGGATTAAGCGACGAATTGATCAATGATATTATTTTGAGAGTAAGAGAAGGGTGTCAAAGTAACGTTTTAGTTTCTGAAGGCTTATTCATGTTTAAATTATCAAGGTCTAGAAAAGGTTTTCATTTGATCTACGCTTATGATAAATCTGAGCTTCAGTATATGCAAAGAGAGAAGATTAAAGGATTCATTGATAAGCTCAATAAACGAATTGTTAACAGAATAGATTACACTTTATCAACCGATTTGATAAAATATTATGATGAGACATGTTCATCATCTAAACGCCAATGTTATTCACTGGCTCTTATTGATGTAGATGATTATTATATTCCGTTATTTAAAACAACTATATCACCTTATTTTGAATTTGATGAGGTTTCACAAATGAAGTCAGATAATGGTAGTTTAGAATCTCTTTTGAAGCATCAAGACATTAATATAGAAGAAATACCAGAAGAATATATTAGTGGCTTTCACAACAGACTGTTTACACTTTTTGGTAGAATGAAAACAAGTGGCATTGATATATCTGAATTCAAATCGAGATTTGCAGATCAATTAACAGACAATAGAAAGCCTGTAGTTGAGCTTAGAAGTTCTACATGGGACAAATACCTCGATCGTATATGGAATTCATCAAAAGGTAAACAAGGTTCTAATTTAGCCAATATAATTGATTATGATGCTGGTAAGATAAAGGTTAACATATCCGCACTATTGAATCGAATTAACGATGCTTATGATATTAGAAACATAGGAACATTTGACAGTAGAAGGCTAATATTACGCAAAAGACAAACAAGAATATTCAAAGAACTTATTAGACCTAAAGACGATAGAAGATTTCCTTATTTAGAAAGTGAAATTTATAAAGATTTTAATGTAGGTGAATCACCTGATGTTAGAGAAAAAGTAAGAGCCGCAATATACAAGATTCTTGATAATAATTTCTTAGAGCCAGAAAATATAGATGATGTAATATTAAAAGATGACAGTAAAAGTTCATATTTAAATATAAGAAGTGGCAATGATATTATAACATTTCAAGTAACTAAAGATAGAATTGAACCTTATACTGGTAACAAGTATATTTTTGATCATCAGATAATAAGTTTATTCAATGGCTTTACATTCAATCCGAATGTCAATTTAAATAAATGGGATCCAATAGAAAAGTATTTTACTAAAATCACACATAACTGGGAGATGTTGAGACTGATATTAGGTTATTTATCTCATCACTATAACTCATCAATAAACTCAAATAAGTATGTAGTTATATCAGATGGTAATAATGCATCAGGTCATTATGGCGGTGGTGGTACAGGTAAAACAACACTTACTAAGTACCTAAAGTTTTTGAATAATGTTGCTATAATAGATTCTAAAGGTGATAAGTTTGACTTTGATTCAGTTGATGAATCAACGCACATTATATGTATAGATGATGCAGATACTAAGTTCGACTTAAAGATGCTTAGACAATATGAAGGCTCTACCATAACTATTAGGCGCAAGAACAAAGACTCTCTCAAAATTAAACCAACCAAAGTAATGATAACCACAAACTATGACCTTTTATCATTATCTAACAGTGAAACGCCTGAAGAGCGTAGAATGATTGAAATAAACATATCTAATTTCTTTGGCGAGAAAACAAGATCACTAGTTGATTATTTGGGATATAGAATGTGGGATGATAGTCGCATATCTGAAGATTCAGACTGGTGGTCTTGTTATATAAAATTTTACTTAACAAATTTAAAGTTATATCTACAATCATTACATGAGAATAAAAAAATAGAATCGATTGTAAATGAAAGAGGTAAAATTGAAAGAAAGCACTTTGAACTTTTAGAAAAAGCAACTGGTCCGAATTATGAGTCTATCTGTATAAATATTGACCATATTTTATCTAAAGAAACTTCAGGTAAGATTCAGAGTTCAGATGTTTATACACCTAATCCTAATTCAATTCATAATCTTTCACCAAGAACTGTAATAGAATACATTAAAGTCTATTTGAATTATAAGGCAATAAGCTGGAGTATAATAAGAC